GTTATAACTGCATCTAATACATCTGAGTATGTGTTAGAACTAAATGTAATGTGTCCTTGATCTTTGGTCATGGTATGTTCTATTAAATCAAGAGTAAACAAATTTACACCATCATTAACCCATTCCAACATCAATAAGTTAAGAGAACGTCTAGCTGTAATTAAATCATAGCCGCCCTTAGAACTTACGCCAATTCTTTCATAAGCTTCTTGTATTACATCATCAATCGAAAGATTGAATGTTTGTGTGCCTGATGTGGCCATATTTTGTCCTTCCTATATTAAGGTACGAACAATCAAATAACACATTTGTGCAAATACAGTCCCGCCAATTACCCAGATAAATTTAGAAAGTTTATCAATATCTTGAGCCATGTGGGCCAAATGATTGTCCTTTATTAAATCTATTTTTTGGTTAAGTAATTTGAGGTCGCCTTTAATTTCTATAATTGCTTCTTTGTTAGTTTGCTCGCTCATTTATTACTCCACGTATGTCTTAGTACATTCCATAACAACAGTATACATATTACCTGCATCTGCTGTACCGGGTATAACTATATTAATATCGTCTTGGTTTGTGTTTGCGGATTGGTTTGCAGGAATTCCACCGAATTCTCTGAAGTCCCAATAACCTGTTCCAGTTAATCCAACAATAGGAATATCTCCATCATCATCTTCATAATCTAAACGAGCGTATGAATCTCCTCCATCACCTGTATCACAAGCAAACCATAATCTTTGTACGCTTAAAGTTTTGCAAGTTGTTCCATTTGGAAGTGCATCCATTGCTGATACATCTCCGAATACTGTAGTACCGCCTGTACCATCTGATTGAATTACTATTTTAATAGTAACTCTTTTCTCATTTTGTTGTAATATAGTTGGACCTGTTACTGTGTCTGCCATATTGTTCTTCCCTTCTTAATCAAGAATATGAGGGCCCGAAGGCCCCCATTAATTATTATTAGTATTATGCAAACGGTGTTGCTAAAGTACCATCACCAACAAGCTTATCTGAATTCAGATGCCATACTGCTGTTGCACTTCCTTGTCCACCTGTTGCGATTCCTGTGCATGTAATAACACTACCTAAGAATCCACCAGTTGTACCACCATTCATAGAGAACACATCATCATCTGATCCGTCTGCATAGAATATTTTTGCTTGTGCTACGTCGTTATCTTTATCAAACAATGTAATCATTGAGTAAGCTGAAAAAATATCAACAGCTGTAGCTCCTTGAATGCTTAATGCATTTGAAGTAACAGTAGTTCCTACGATGAATTTATAAACTAAGCCTGCTGCTGCTACTGGTAAAGTTACCGCAACGCCTGCTGCTCTATTAAATACGAAAGTAGTTCCACTTTCTGCTGATGTTACTGCTTTAGTTGCTGCAGTTAAAGACTCATAAGGTGCAACAATATTTGTCGCTCCTGTCATTTTCATAGTACCAGAACCTGATACATTACCGCTTGAATCGATATCAAAGTTAGTTGTTACGGTACCTACTGTAGATTTAGTGATTTGTTCAAAACCACCTTCTGATCTAATCGGACCGCTAAAAGTTGAATTTGCCATTCTTTAATCCTTCTGGGAGTATAGTCCCAAGTTATTTTCTTACTGTCTCTATAACGTCTGCTTGGCCAGTCAAGTAAGATTTGTTAAATCCAAGTAGTAAAGGGGACATTTCTGCCCCCTCTACAAAGTGTGTTATACGCCTTCGTTTCCGTATACGCCTCTCCAGTCAGAAAAGCCAAAGCTATATCTTTCTCTAGATTTGTATCTTACGTTTCCAGTTTCAAAGTCGCCTTCCATAGAAGTTGCGATAGGTGCTCTATTGAACATTTTCATTCCGTTAGGAACATCAGTTCTAATAAAGAAAGCATCTGGATCACTAAATCTGTGATTCACATGATAGCCACCTGGTAGCATTCCTGTAGACTTAATCGCATTCACATCATTGTCTGATGATCCTGGTTTGTACGGAGATGCCAGCAGTCTTTCCGCTACGAATACCAATTGTCTTGGTATGTGTAGTGTACGACCTTGAGCTGCAATCGGGATGTCTTTATCGTCAGTAAATCCTGCGATATCAATTAATGCTGTTTCAAGAGAAGCCTCTGAAAGGTCAGCATAAGTTGAAGGTCTGTTAGAACCTGTTGATCCTGAAGCTAATGGGTGAGAGTTAGATACTAACTCTTGTCCATCGCCGCCTTTGAAAGAACTATTGAAAGCTCTGTTGTAGACGTTTGCCGCTTTAGTTTGTTTAGCAGAAGCCATTGAACGTGCTAATGCTTTTGTTAATCGAGTAGATAACTTGTCATACAAATTGTCTTCCATAGCTTCCTCAGTAATTGAGAATGCCATAGCGACAGTTTCGTTAGTATAACGAGAAACATACCCCTCACCAGTGTTGCCATATGCAACAGCTTGACCTTCGAATTTAGTTTGAGCTGCCTCAAAACCTGGGAATAATACTTCCTCTTCGAAAGCTCTATTTGATGATTCCTCATCGAACAGTACTGCGTGCTCATTTTCGTAACGTGAATATTCTGTTCCGAAAATTGCGTTCAAACCAGGTACTAATTCTTTGAGTATTTGACCTCTAGTAATTGCCATATTCTATATCCTCCTAGATATTATATACCTGTAACGCCAGTAGCGCCATTTAGGTGTTGGTGTGAGTTAATTTTCACTACTATATCCATAGTAGTACCAGTTGCAGTGTACGTTCCGTCAGCTTCTGCACTACCATAAACTGATAGTGGGAAAGTGTTAGTAGTTGCTACTGTAGAAGCATCAGCTACCATTCCTGATTTATGCGTAATTGCCGAACCTGTTGGTGAAGCTACAATTTGTACTAGCTTTCCAGTTGAGTTCGCTGCAGTTAAGCCTGTGCCTGCTTGATCTGATTGAATCTTAAAGATTGTAAACGGATCGTCGTAAACATATGCTTTATATTGTGCTTTCGCTACAGTTCCGTTCGCAATTGAACGTACGAATTTTACATCGCCTGTAGAATTATCTTCGTATTCTGCTCCCCAGAAAACACCGACAACAGAACCCGGAGATGCTGCGCCGACATCAGTTACTAGTAAGCCTGAGCTATAAGTAACAAGGTCGCCTTCGAAGTACGCAGATGGTGCAGTAGCAGCAATTCTATAACCATTCATATCTGTATAGTTATTTAAACGTACTGTACCTCCAGCTGCATGTCTTATTGGTGATAGACCGTATCCAGCCATATAATTTCCTCCTTTAGAAAATTAATTGTTATTATTAAAAGAAAACTAGATAACTAGATATGTCTAATTATATAGTCTTCGAACTTTGTTTCTTTTGAACTTCCACCTGTAACTGTAGTCTTCGATTCGTCCATGCCACGCATATCACCTTGACCTGCATTCTTTAGATCTTGTGCATAGGCTTGTCCCATTAACTCAGCTTGAGTATTATAGTGTTCAGTTCTTTGATCTGCAATTTCTTGCGGAACTTTCATGAGAATTAAATCTCCTGATCGAACTGTGCCTGCGTGTTTACCTGTATCTAAAACATCTGGATAGGCATTTTCGCCTAATTCATCTGGTGTTACAGGTTCATAACCTTGTCGAACTCTACCATTTACATTTGCATCATCAGAGTTGTTAAACAATTCATGTCTAACCCAACGATAGTGCATGCCTTCAGGTGGTGCTTCCACCGTAAGTTTACTAGGTGCTGTCCAAACTTTTTTACGAGATGTCGAAGCCCGTGTAGTCTTTTTTCGACTGCTTTGAGTTGCTTTTGTCATATTATCCTCCCGCCTTTAACTGGCGTTGTTTTTGGCGTGCGTATTCTTTTAGGTCTACTCCAAGTCTATTTGCCATCTCAACTTCTGTTTTTGATAACTTAATCTTAGAACTACCAGGGTTTGCACGTGATCCCCCTACGACTGTTGGAACCTTATTAACATTCTTCTGCTTAAATTTCTCAGGAAATTCTGAGCGTATTCTTGCATCAAGTTCATTATAATATTCATCAGAATCTTCGTTAGGTACAATACCATCATCTACTAATTCTTTGTGAATAACTAATGCTGCCTGAGACATAATTCTGTCTGAAGTGTCCGTACCACCAAACCATCTATTTCTTTTTTGCCATTCAACTGCCTTACGGTCAGGAGCTGGCGCATATTGGTTAGGTTGTTTCGGAGTTTCAATAACAGGATCAGGTGAAGATTGTTCGTTGGGTTTTTGAATTTGAGATTGTGCTCTAGCTTTGTATTGTTGAGCTACAAGAGTCTCAGCTTTTACGCTTGCGAGTGTATCTTGTGCAGTGATCTCTTCATCAATGTTGCCATTTTCTTTAGCAATCTTCAAAGCAGATAGGGCTTGTTTTTCTTGACTCTCTAATTTATCAATATAATTGGAAATAGCACTTAACTCATTGTCTTTGTTTTTGTCTTCAAGTTTTCGTGCTTGAGAATGCCATGAAGCTTTATCTTGCTCTGCAGCTTTTAACTTTTCTTCAAGTTCCTTCTTTTGTGCAACAAGCCGCTTTATCCGTTTTTCAGCGCGCTTGCCAAATACTTTCTTTGAATCTTCAGTATCTTCTTCCTCAGCTTCTGGTTCAGTTTCAGTAGGTTCTTCAGATGTTTCTTTTTCTTCTTCCTCTACTTCGTCCGTCTCTTCAGCTACGGTTTCTATTCCTGTGACTGGAGTCTCAGTATTATTTGACTCTTCAGGAGTATCTCCTTCATTTTCAGATAAGTCTATTATAACCTCATCGGCTTCTTCAACTGTATCTTCTATTCGTTCGTCTATCATATCAGACCTTTCCTTGGGTGCGACCCACGTTTAACGCTATCTACTATTGATTAGTATGCTGTAATTTTACAACATATTGTAGCAGAATGCAAGGGTTATTTTTATTTTAGTGAAATTTTGTCGGGATCTGGAACAAGTCCAATTACTTCATCATCATTAATGATTACATAATCTTCTTCGTCATATCTAAGTTTACTTCCAACATACTTACCAGTAAGCACCCAATCTCCTACATCACACCATTTTTGGGACTTATCCTCATAACAATCAGGCCCCATTGCAACAACTTGTGATATATTAGTGGCTAACTTTTGATGATGTTTAGTCTCATCAACTAAAATAATGCCCCCTGCTGTCTTCTCTTGAAGTTCTCTAGGCTTAAGCAATATCCTAAAACCAGCTGGTGTTGGTAAACTATTTTTCTTTTTTGACATATTATTCTCCTGTTTCTTGTTTAATCATCTTCACATACTCTTGATGAAAACGATCTTTCATATCAGCTAATGTTTGTCCAACACCAACTAAATATCT